AATGGGTCTACGTCAAAGATGTCTCTGTTCACTGGAAAGGTCAGAAACCACTCCAGGAAGAAGACATTCAAGAACCAACCGCAGAATCCGTCTTCTAACCATGCAGTATTATTCAGCTAGAGAGAAATCCAGTTCCAACAGTGGGTGGATGCCAGCAGATGAACGAAATTTCATCCGTTCTCTAGCTGATCCTAAACAACTCAAGGGCTATCTCAAAGGATTACCTCTCCGTAAAAGATGGCCCAGACACTTCACTGTAGAACACACTCAAGAATTTGAGGATCTTGCTAAATCAAGACTCCTTCAAATGGGAGAATTATATTAATGCCAGAACCTAGAAATACAGGCGACCAATTTGTCATCTTAGTCAGAATGATGAGAGAGTCCCAAAAATCTTATTTTAAGACCAGAGGAAGTCAGCATTTAAAACGAGCTAAAGAGCTTGAAAAGAAAGTTGATAACTGGCTGGAAGGATTTTAATGGGAGCAGGTTTTAAACATGGGTTTAAAATAAAAAATAGAGAATGGAGAAGAAGCAAAAGACCTCGTTTCCGAATTCCTTTTGATCCTGAAAAAAGAGAGATCCAGAAAGAAGGACGTAACTTTCAGAAAGCAGGATTTACTTCTTTTGTGGAATACGTCCGGTTTCTCAAAAAACAGGCTAAAAAAGAATTGGAACTCGCTGTTTCCAAAGGCAAACACCCAGTAACCATTACAGAAGAGGATAACTTATGAGTGGCAGTATGAAACCTTGTTTTCCTAAGACTAAAACTCATAGAAACAAGGATTATGTCAAACAAAGTTTACGACAAAATCATTATTTTTACGTCAAGATTCCTCCTCACATTCAGGAGGCCATAGAGCTTATAGATAAACTGCAAAAGGAAAAAGATGAAGGATAAATTCAAATCATACACTAAAAAATGGAAAGACATGATTATGGGGAAAGCTGGTAAAGGTCACATGGTCGCTAACAACAATGATGAACCTATTAAATCTAAAAAAGGGCGAAAATGGCAGAAGGAAGGTTTTAAATCCTATCAGGATTATCTCATATCTCTTCGTGAGTAGCGGGTTCCAGATCACCACTCTGTTCACTGCGGGGAAGGACAAGGGAAACCGCAGTTAAACCCGCTTCCAGTTCTGGGTCGTCGTAGCGCATCACGGCCCAGTTACCCTCAAAATAATAATCAATGCCTAAATTTAAACCTAAACTGGGAGAAGAGGTTCCTGGTACTTGGTTAACTCCCATTAGATACTCACATACTGTTTATGAACAAGGTGCGCATTACGAATATCGTTGTCGCTGTGGTAACACCAAAGTCATCCGAAAAGGTAACGTCAAAAGCACCAATTGCCGTTCCTGTGGATGTATGCAGAAATTAAATCAACAATCTTTTGTTAAGAAATGGTCTAAACACCAAAAAGGGAAACCTCCCTGGAATAAAGGTCTAAAAGGTATGAAAAGCAATGCTAAAGGCCATCCCAATCTCTCCTGGAAGAAAGGTAAGATTATGTTGAAATATCCTAATGGTAGAATTGAGTGGATTAAGGTTTCTGATGAGAAGATCGGGAGCCATCATCAGTTTAAAGAATGATTATTCCCGTTCCTGCCAAAGTCCTTTATAATACTTTGCTTTTCCCTTCACTTTCACCATCCTTAATACTTCCTTCCTATTACCTCCTACACTACTGTAAGAAACGTGTACCCATCCTGAATTAGGTCCTTCTGCTTCTCCCGTAATTTTAGATACTCTCTGAGGATTATAGTTCTCCAGAATCAATTGATCGAATTCAAGATTATCCCGAATCCATTCTGCCAGTTCCATATTGGAAACCGACTCACTTATAATTTCTATATCTGCTGCAGCCGAGGTTCCAGAACAGCAATGTTGTGACTTTTGACTGCCTCCAATCAAAGTATTCAACGGCTCTGACCGAAAACAACTGTTAATTTTGGTAGGACCAAACTTATCTCTGACAGGTTGAAGAACCTTTAGTGTCAGTGCTGTTATTCTTGCAACAGCATTGTTATCTAAATGTTCCTCCTGATCGATACCAGCATGGATTGCACTAGGGCTATAAACCAGTTCATGCAGACTGAAATTCTGGCTAATCCGCATGGCAAGCCACTTATCCTTTGATAAGGTCTTTGAGGGATTTGTGAGCGTGAGCGTTGTCACCATCCACAGCACTATCAAGTGCTTCTCGTACTTCTTTAGGAAGTTTTTCAAGATGTGGTTCTAGGTGTTCTACGGCTAAAGACTGAGCTTTATCGGCTACAATGTCTTTGAGCATGTTAGCCACAAATGGCAGGACGAGATTAAGCATGTCTTCCTTTTTAGGGTTGAGGTTAAAAAAGTCATAAAACCATTTAAGTAGTTTCAACTGATTCCTTATCTGGATGTGGTGCAATTGGGTTCTTTTCTTCTTCCTGGTGTAAATCTCCACCAGACTCAAAATGGTACTTAGCAATTCCCGAAATGATAGGTATGAAGGCCCCGATGAGAATATTTAAGAGGTCTTTTGAGGACGTTGGAAGCTCATCAGAACTACCCAACATTACATGTACGATATAAGCAAAAATAGCCAAAGCAGCTAAAGCAACAGCAAATCTGGCAATAAATCTACTAACCTGGATTCTTTCATTAACCGACATACTAGGTTTAATCGGTTTAGGAGGATCAGGTATTTCTTTTGTTGTAGTAGTTATTTCTTTAGCCATTATCGTTTAGATGATATTAATGCTTCAGCCATTCCTTTGATTTCCATGGAAAGACGTTCATTCGTTTTAGCAACATCTTTAAAAGCATTACTAAGACCATTGACTGCATCCGAAGTAACACTAGATTGTTTGTTTTGCTCCTTAATTACATCAATTAATCTTTCGTCACCTCTAGTATCTTTTTCTTCCCATCTGATAATCTCTTCTTTGTGACTTTGTTGGGTTTTAAAGATGTACCAACACATAATCCCAATAATAACTGCTGGCAGACCTATTCTTTCGACAAGCATTAAAACTGATTCTACTTCCATAATGCTTTGTGGTGCTGGTGTGTGGTGTCCACTCATGGCTTTGGAAATTTATCTTTCACGCTTTTAATGCGAGCTTTCCACGCATCCATGTCCCAGTAAATCTGATCAAGCTGTTCTGTGATTGGGTCGAAAGCATTAGCTCGATCACGTTGGTACTTTTTGGCATCATAATCGGATTCAAGTTCTTTTGCTCTTAATTTAATCTTTTCAACTGTTACAGTTTCTGGATCAATTTTTTGAATCTCTATTTCACCATTTTTGCTAATTTTATAAGCGCATTCATTACTTAATTCAATAATCGCATCTTCTATAAATTTTGTCATTGTTTAACCTCTAAAACATGGACTTGGCTCGCACCTGAATAATTATTAAAATTGAGTTTTGTGACGTTGTATCCTGCTAAGTGAATTTTAAATAAATATTCATTGATGTTTGAAACTGTATAAGACCCATTATATGTGTGATACCATTGGTTATCTGCGGAATTAAATGATTCAAAATACATAAGAGAATGCGAATTACCTGAAGTAAATTCGGTTAGACTATTGGGAAATGATTCAGATCCGCCAGAGGGAGTAACACCAACAAAAAAACTAAACCCACAATCTGAAGCCCCCGATCTCCCGAATTTTGATGCCATTCCCCCGCTTATCAGCAAAAGTGAATTATTGTATTTTGGAGTGTATTTAAAATAGTTGTTTGTGTAGTATTTTACGTTATTTGTTGGGCTTGTATTAGTGAATGCAGTTTCAAGATCATAATCTGAACCACTACTTCCAACATAAGCCCTTGCATTACAAATCGAATTTGCAGGTAAAGTCGCATTACTCCCTAACGTAATCGTAGGGTTGTTTTGATTAACAGTGATCTGACCATCTGAAGCTATACTAATTGCAGAATTAGCATTAGCTTGGTCTTTTATGTTCGTTATCTGAAGATCCGAAGGCATGATTTTTATTCGGGTTTAGGATGATCCGTTTTTACTTTGTCGATTGCTTCTTCCCACTTTTTCGTGCTGTTCTTTCTGTCCCAATAGATCATGTCTAGTTGTTCTTGTGTCGAAGGATAAGCAAAATTTCTTCTCTTAATGTATTTAATTTTTCCGTATTCTTCTTGGGCCTTTTTAACTTCTTCTAGTCGTTTCTTTTCCTCTTCTTCTGACAATGTAACCAATTCACCACTTATTAAAACTTGAGTCATTTCATCTCCTAATGCTTATATCCATACAAAGAAATTACTCCTGCATCTAAGTTGCCAGAGTTTCCACCTCCATCTAAGAATTTTACATGATTAACTCGATCACCTGAAGAATTAGATGTAGAAATGCCAAAAAAATCATATCCAAAGGAGTTACCATTTTGATTTCTTGTAACTGACTTCCCCATAGCATAGCAATCAATTAATGCATTATCTGGAGCGATGATTAAATCAAATGCAGCAGCAGTTCCTTCTGCTGCACCATCGCCTTCAGCATCCAAAACTATATGCAGATCAGTATAATTAAATGCATACCCATTTGAATTTGCGTGTATAGAATAATATTCGTAAGAAGATTTAAATGTAAATTTACTAGACCCATTATTTCTTGAAAATTGTGCGTGTAAATCAAAATCGTCAGTAGCGCAAGCAATTCCTTTTATTACGAATTTGTAAGCATCATATGTTGTAGTTATTAACGTATTATCAAAAGAAACAGAAGCAACGGCAGATGAAATAGTAGTTGTATTCAAAAGAACTAAACTTGCACCAACTGACCCAGGCACAACAACTGAGGAACCTAAAGTCCCTGCAGTAATAGTCCCAGCATTTGCAATTCCCCCATTAGCAGTAATAGCACCACTAGAATCCGCAATTGAGATCCCAGCCGTTCCGTCTTTTGCTTTTACAGATGATACTTTTATTTCAGAACTCATGATGCTTCTTCTATTGTTAATTCCCCTGCTTCTACTTGTCGTATGATTTCTGCGTAGTCTGTGTTTTCTGGATTAAGTGGGACACACATAGTAATTCCATCCTTTACTACTTCTAATACTGAACATTCTTTTGTGTAAGGATTTATTATTTTTTTAGCACTTGTTATCATTTTTAATTTTTTAATTATAATTCTGCGTTAGCTTCCCATGCAGCATGGACATAAGCACCAGATGTACTACTACCAACACTTAAATGAGAAACGTGTTGATGATTAAAACTTGTTGCACTACAAGTCACTTCACTTCCATTAGATGTGCATTTACCAGTACTATTACTTCCAAAACTTTTTAAGATGACAGTTGGTTGAGTTCTCATAGCTACTGTAAAAGTAGGTCCAGTGCAATTTCCATCACTCCAAGAAGTATTGTATTTCCCATCTTGATCTTGTGGTTGTTCATAAGGGTATTTCGTAGGAGATTCTGCATTTTGTCTATATGAGTTTTGATAATACCTCTGACACCTAGCTAACTCTTCTCCGTAATTTCTATACTCAAACGGAGTTGCTAAATTGCCGATTTCAAACTGCATTCCAGTAAGATAAAGAATATTAGAAGTGTTATCTAAAAAGTTTACTTGATCGTCATCATTATAATATATTGTAGTTCCCCAACCTGAATCCGTACCACTTGAATATTCATTACTTGGACTACGAATTAAATTTAACCTTATCTGTAATCCTTCAGTATTTGCATCTGTTATTGCAACTGTGTCCGCCGATAATGGTATTGAATATCTCTTCCAGTTAGTGTCTGAAACACTAAAAGAAATCATTCTATGCCTTGCAGTACCAGTACCGGGACTTTGAAAATACCATGAATAAACTCCAGTTTTACTTGTTTTAAGATAAAAACTAAGAACTGCATTTTTCTTGTTTGTTTTACCCCAACCAAACCTTTGCATATCATGGGCTTCAACTCTGTAGTCTATAGTGGCAAGCTTACTAGTATCAGGACTACTATTTGCGGTAGATGTTTGAACTTTTAGTGAATAAGTAAACATATCACTACCAGACAAATCTGGAACTTCAGTTGCTCTTGACCATTTAACTGCACCAGCACAAGAATTACCAAAATCCTGTTTAAATCTATCTACTGTCGTATAACCTTCATTTGAGCCATTACTTATGGTTACTTCTGATGTTCCACGTTGCCAAATTTGCATTGCCCCATTAATGATCATATTTCTGTGACTTAACGGAGTTGCAGGGACTATATCATTTGAAAAAGTAATGCCACTACCTGAAGTAGATTCAGCAATAGTATTTGTAAATAATCCTGTCATACGATCACCAATGTGCCTTCCACAACTAAGCTACCATCAATTTGGATTGGCCCTGCCATGACTACGTTTTCATCTGCCGAAATTGTAACTGAACTTTTTATGGATTTAGGGTTTCTCAAAACCCCACTTAGCGTTGAACTAACGTGTCCAGTAATACCATTGTCATCCGTTTTTACAGATGTAAAATCACCTTGATTAAGTGAGCCAGTTCCTTGTCTTTTCATGCGTTCTCCAAGATTGAAATAATAATGTCAGCCTTTTGATCTACGCTACAAATCGCATGGACTTCAGTAGTGTCTAGGTCAATAACGATCTTACCATCTACCAGTTCAACATTACCTCCAACGGGGATTGAAACGCCTTTGGCAATGTAATAAACCTTGTCAGGGCTACCATCATCTACCAATGCAACATCAACTGTGACAGTCGCAGTGTGTATATTCGCCACGTTGCACCCTATAAGGACATGGCCCTTTTGAGATGTTAAGTTGGTCAGAGAAGCCCCAACTCTTGTCGTGGCATCTCCGTAAGTATCTATTGCCGCCCCAGAGTGATTACTGAGCGTCTGTTTTCTAACTACAAATTTAGCCATAGGTCATCCGAGTGCGATGCTGAACACAATTGAGTTTGATAAAGCATTTGCTTCTGTTGTTGTATCACCCGTATCTGAGTAAGTTTCTGTCGCCAACCCCGCTTCTGTCGCAGTCTGGTTAATCCATTTTGAAGATGAGGTGTCATAGGCCAGAACTTCATTATCTGCGGGTGTCCCAGTGATCGTTGTATCGTTTAATTCTGCAATCGTGTCTTCTGTCTGGATCTGAGCATCAACATACGTCTTGATTGCTTTTGCAGAAGCCAGTGTGTCATCGCTTGAAGAAGTCGAAGTAAGATCCGTGTCTATTGCAGTACCCGAAACACTTGTATTGATAACGGGCGATGTCAGAGTTGTTCCGCTTACAGTCCCTAGTGCCGCATTTGCAACAGTAAGTTTAGTGGCAACGTCATTATCATTTGATGGTTCTGCAACCCCGGTAATGCGCTTATTAACACTCGAAACGGCGATGTCGTATTGCGTTAGATCCGTAGTGTCAATAGTGATCGACTCATTAGCCCGGTCCACGGCTTCCAAAGCTAGGAAACGCCCTTGGTCCGTTGCCGTGTTAAGATCCTCGTCTTGAATTACGGCATTTGCAGAAAAGACAACTTCCGCAGTAGTTCGGTTGGTTTCCCTGAATACACGAAGAATATTTGATGTAGAAAGAGCCGCATCAAAGGGGGCCGATCCCGCACCCGGAACTGTGGTTAAAGTAACTGTCCCTTGCACAACACTGTACTGGCTTGCTGTCAACGAAGTGCCTCCAAGAGTAACTTTGATGTTCGTGGTGTTGTGATCTACTGCGCCGAAACTGTAAGTGTAATCCTTGCCACCATTAGCCCCAGAATTTGTGGTATATTCAACGTAGGAAAAGGCCATATTATTCGCTTATTTGTTCTAAAACAGGGTTTGTATTACTTCCTTTTGTAGTTTTGGATTCCTGCCCTTGGTATTTAGTGTTGTAGTATGCCGCAGGAAGTTTATCGCTCATTTTGCCGAGAGCTTTCTTCCTTATCATATTTGGATATTTTTCTCTGAGATCCTTCCAAAGTGGGTCGTTGTAAAAGACTTTTTCTAGTGCAACGATTTTGTTCTTGGAAAGTAAGCCGTCAATAATATCTCTTTGTTGTTGGGCTGGTAGCTGGTCAAGAGGTGATCCTAGTTGCGTTCCTTTAGGATTAAAGAGTTTCTTAAACGATGCCCTGTTGTATTCAGCCGCCTGCATCACCCACGCATATTGCTGTTCCTGAGAAATATCTTCCCGCTTTGTGCCGTCTTCCGCAGGGACTTGGATCGAAACCCATCGAGAAGGAAATTCCGTCCTGACCCCGCCAAGTTCTCGTATTCTTTCCATCAAGGGGTGTTTATCCACCGGCGAAACAGATGCTACATTTAAGAAGGCATTTACCTTTCTTGAAACTTCTACATCCATCCAGTGCTGAGTCGCATAAATGAGTTGCGGATCTCCGACAAAGTTGACTCTTGGGTTTAGCCCCATAGAACCACCCGACCCAGTAAAATCAGTAAGCCACCCGTTTCTCCGTTGCCAGTTCAACACCGCTTGATCTATGGCATTATGGGCTTTGGAGTCACGCTGATAGGCATCTTCTGATCTGGCCCATGCCGCCCGAAGTGCGCCGTAGTAACTGCTTAGAGGATTAACAGAACTAAGAAGGTTGGAAACCACGGCTTTGTGCCTAAGATCATCTTCCTGCAAGAGTGCAAGCGTGTCACTGATGCCCTGCATAAACGGGCGTTCATCAATTTTAGTCCCTGCCGCTAAAGTGAAATACTTAGCCATTTCAAGCCATGCTTCTGTGGCATCCACGGATTCGTTGTCGGATCGGAACAAACCGCCGCCAAGATTGGCATCCGTCATGATTTTGTGCATGACCCACGCATCAGCCCCGAACTGCATCATCAACGCAACTGGGTCCAAACCACGGAGGGATCGGTATCCTTCTTCAGAAACTAGGGCATAAGGTCGCCATGAAGAATCTTGGAGATACTTGCGGGATGGTGTGAAATAAGGATTCTGAATTGGGTCTTCATCGGCGGCACGTTGAGGGGGGTAACTGGCAGTCATTTCGCCGGTTTCCATCATTTCCCATGCTCCCATTGCGATGCTAGTACCGACAAATAATTTCCCGACTGCATCGATCTGAGCTTCACGCCCTGCTTTTCCTAAAATATTATCTACTGATTCCTTTACTAATACATTTGCACCGGGGATACGCATAAGTGCCTGCCGGTCAAGATTAAGGACAGTGCCGTAAAACGGAATGACCAGTTTACCTAATCCAGTAGGCTCGTTTCTCCACTCGTTTATGCGCTCCCAGAGTTGTTTACCTCCCCAATCGAAGACTCCCCAAGTCTGTTTTGTACCAACAGGCGTGGCAAATATCTGATCTGCCGCTTCGCTCATAGTGCGCTTTGAAATATCAGCGTAATGGTGGCGCATCGGAGAGTCGGGGTTCTGCGACAAAATATCATTCATTGCCTGCTTGTAAGGCAGAATGCCTTCACGGGAAGCCTGCATTGCATAGCGGTGAGCAAGCCTTTGTTTTTCCATGCCGATGTTGATTGACCTGAAGAACTCATCTTGCGTCATGTTTACTCGGCCCGGCAGATAGATTGATTTGTTTAAAAACCGCAACCCGTCAGAAATCAGCATATCCCCGCCAACATTTAGATTTCCTTCTAAGCTGGATTTATAAAACTCGTTTCGGAAAAGCTTGGTTTGGGGCTTGTCAGTAATGAGAGCAACTGTGGATCTGAGAAGGGCATCTGGCAAATACTTATACATTCCATAAAGCATCTGTGCCGTTTCGTACTTCTCAACTGGGCCACCAACTACCGGCGAAACAACTTCGGAGAATAAAGTTCGAGCAAGCTTATCAGCGACCATGTAAGTGTTACCGGCTAAGTTTCTGCCAATGGTTATGGTCGAAGAAATCATGCCTTGAACCGCCGTATCGACAATAAGCTCTTTTGTCCAGTTCAGCCCACGACCAAACTCTTTTGCCCATGCGCCCATGACATCCAACCATCTCCCTGCTGGTCCGTGCTTGCGGTCAAGCTCAATTCTCTTAACCAGTGCCATTAAACTATCTATCCCAGCGTTGCCCCCATACGATTGTATGTAAGCATCTAGCTTGGCGATGCTTGCCGCATCTGAAGCAACCGGCATCTTTAAAGAATTTAGCAGTCGTCCTGCGCCAGAAGTGCCACCAGCAAGCCACTCGGTCATTGCCGAGTAAACACTAAAATGCCTTAACAGTGCTTGCAGATTCTCAGGATTTTTACTTTTTTCGTAAACCTTAGTTAAATCTAAAAGCCTCTCAAATGCCGACACTTGCATTAAACGGCCTGCATATATTTCTTCGGTAATCTGATCTATTCGTCCGGGCAGTCGTTGCAAATGTTCGGGCAAGATATTAAGCCGCTTCGCAAGTTCTTCAGTTTCAGCCCATGTCTTTTTGCCTTTGGCTTTTTGCAATCTTTCATACAAAGCGACTTCTAGTTGTGTTGCCGCCTGCTTGACATCATCCGTTGTTTTTATGTAATCCCACGTTATTGTAATCCCGCCGTCCCTACGAACTTGGTTTCTTATCTCTTTAGCATCATCCCACCACGGAACAGGGTTCCCGGCTTCGCTAGTCAACTGTTCATCGGGGATGTTCTCTCGGATATACAGAAAGTCATCAAAAGCCTGCTCGTCAATTGTCACCAGTGTTTCAGGACGAACTTCATCAATCTGTTGCGCCGTTCTATCTGCCTGTTCCTCGACTGTTTCAGCAATAACCGGCTCATCTGGTTTGTCACGTTTCGGGCGTTGCAGTGCAGTGACGTTCTCATCACTCAATTCAGATGCTTGGGCTTTGGGAACAAGCTTGTTTTCAGTGCCTGACATAATTGCTTTTTTAATCCCTTTAAGACCGCCCATAACAGAGTGAACGACCTTACCCAAACCCATGTCCATCAAGCCGTTCTTGATCCGCTTTTCATATCTGGATTCTTCTTCTTTGTCCTCAGTCGCTAACCACTGCACGATAGAATCGTCTTGGTCCCAACCCATTGCGAGTAAGAGATCAGCAAAGTTGCCACTATCATCTGGATCGAAGGCAGTCGCCGCAGTCACTCCACCTTCAGCTAAAGATCGTTTTAATGACATTGAACCCCCGACAGGACCGGCAAGAGCGTTTACAGCTACTTGACCAGTGACAAACTGGGAGATGCCACGGATCGCACCGGGAACAAAACCTTCCTCTTTAGGCGTTGTTGCTAGTTCAAAGCCGGTTGCAGGCTCTTTGGAAGCTTGAGATGCCTTGTATAAAGCACCAGTTGTCCCAATTATGTTTCCTTTCGGGAACTCACCTAATCCTTCGGGGCTATTCATGAAATTTGAACCAGTAAAGCCCATATCAGACCAGCCAAAATTGGTGTCTAACTTTTCAAACACCTCTCTATTCCCAAAGCCTAAGTAATGCACTGCAAGCGCAGTCCTCCAAGCTCGGTCATAGCTTGTTCCAGATTGAACAGATTCTTCTAAAAACGTGCTGATCTGGTTTAACCCATCAACTGCTCCACCAACAAACTGGCTGAACCAACCGGCATCTAGTCCCTTAACCCACATATCCCAACTAGACTGATCCTCTTTGATTTGATCCTTACGCTTAACAACTTGCTTTGTTCGGCTTATAAACTCATCGGGGTTTTCCTTGGCATCCCCCAAGGTCATACCAACATCAACCAGTTTTTGCTGGTAATCCCTCGCTTTCTTTTCGGTGAGCTTGCCGCTATAAACTTCGTTTTCTAATAAATTATCCATGTCAGCGTGAACCTGTGTTTTGTGTAGGAGAAGGAGCAGTTATTTTTCTCTGTGGTTCATAAATAAATAATAAAATATCGTTGTATTCTGAGGGTAAATTTGATTCTTGGATTTTTGATTGAGCGTCTTCACTAAGATTCCCAAAATCAACAAATGTCTCTATTGGCCCCTTAGTTTCTGAAAGCCCTGTCAGGCTCGTAATTTTGGTCTGAACTGTTTTGTCTAATTCTTCTAGGTAAGGGATCAAATAAGTTTCAACGTCACTTAAAGTCCACTTTTCAGTGTCAGGTTGTTGGAACTTCTGCATCATGTGTTTGTGGACTTCTCGCCGGTCTGTTGACTGCTGACGTTGAATCCTAAGTCGAGTGGTAAATATTTTCTCATCGCCCTCACCTTCAATAAAATTATATTCATCAAGGCCGTACCTTATATTTTGATTAAATAATCTTGTAACTAATGAACGCCAGTTTGTTGTGTAATCAGTAGTGTCGTTGTTAATTTGATCTATATATTCGGTTACTTGAGTAAGCAACGGGGTGTAATGAGTTTCTCCTAAATTTAATTGGTTGTTATTGATTTTAGTCCTGTGTGTTTCTAGTGCTTGAAGAAGTTGCGTTTTTTTAAATGAAGGTGCTTTGACGTTTATATCACTAAATTCCTTTTCCAAGTCCATCCTGAGATTGTCAGGCGCAAGTGCTTCCTCTGCTTTTTGTCTGTCTTTAGCGTCTTGCCTTTCTTCTGCGATTAGCTCGCCCCTTCGGTCTAGCACCTTTCTGGCTCGGTCTTGATTCCCCGGAATGTCTGCCGCAAAAGTCTGCTGAATGGTTTCTATGGAGTAAGTCGTGAGGTTGGCATCTTCCAAATATTGAAACATTTCCCGTTCCATTGCTCTTTCATTTTCGGGCAATAACATAAGGCGTTCCACTTCTCTTTTAACCCTCATGACCTCCTGCAACTCTGCCGATTCTTTTCCTAAAAGTTTTTCAAGGTTTTGGTTAGTAACGCCAAGCAACAAAGCTTCGTTATTTGGATCTGTAAATTCTTTGACCCAGTATGCTCGCCGTTGCTTTTCAGCATTGTCTTCTATGGTTTTGTTTCTTTGCCGAATTTCACGTTGCAGATTAAGAACTATTTTGCCGTGGTCCTCGTTAGTTAGTAGCTCGTTTCGAGACACTTCCACTGCAAGGATTTCGTTATCATTAAGTTCAAGAATGCGAAACAACTCTTTGCCCGACATATCTTTTTCTAAGGCATCTCGGTTGTCTAAGTCATAGCCTTTTAGCACTTCTTTCTGTTTTAGCCGAAAATATTCTAAATCCTCTAAAGACATATTGTTTTTCTCTGCCCAAAGCACACCGGCTTCCCCCTCAAGATCCACACGCATTAATAACGCTTTTGAGATTGGGTTGTCTTTATTTAGCTGAGAATACTTTCGGTCCCGTCTATCTTTCCGAGCGACTGCTTCAGCATTGGTTTTTTCTTGCTTGTAATGCCTTTGCAGATCAATCAACTCATTCCACAACGGAATGCCTTCTTCTGTTCTAAGAGAATCCCCTTCTCTTAATGCCGTCAAATCCATTTTAAGCAAACGATCTATGCCTTCAGGTGTCGCATCAGCTAAAAAAGCAAATCGTTTTTGTGCCTTAATTTCTCTGTTTAGGCTTTCCTTTTTCTGATCGTCAGTTGCTTTTTGTTGAAACTGGTCATTTCTAATTGTTCGGATTTCTGATTTTAAATCGGCAGGGAAGTCTTTAATCGCTTTTTGGAAATCACTGTGTTTCATTTTCCAGAGATCCTTGCGATCTATAAGATTTGTGAAATCCTGAAATGTTGCGGCATCTGTCATCTGATTTTTTAAAGCAATTAACCTATCAGACTTCGCCTTGAGATAAGCCATATCAGACTCATCGAGCAAATACTTTTTCTGAGCTTTAGCCAGTTTTTCAGAGAACATATCGCTGATAAAATCAGCAGACTTAAAAGAATCAATCCCTGTTTGCTGTCGGTTTAACAACTTCTTGTCATCACGCTTTTTTTCTTCACCAGATTTCCACTTTTCCCATTCTTGTAATACTTCCGTGAAAAATTCTTTATGCTCTGGCTTGTTTATTGTGGGGTCGCTCATCATGGCGTTAAACAAGCTGGCCTTATCCTCCCATTT